GATAAGATGATTAAAGCTTTAAATAAATTTGTTGTGAATGATTAATAAAGAGCGTGGCGAATGTCACGCTTTTTATTTGACAATGATATTTATAAGAAATAGTGTTTTAATGAAAAAATATATACTAGAATATTACGCAGGTGACCCAGATACAATGTCTGAATATGATGATAGTACCAACAAATATATTAGGTCTTGGTACTATGATAGTTCTATTGGTATTTCATTTGGCTGGTTTCAAACATCACTAGATGGAGGTAAGGAATTTGTCTCTGCTGAAGATACTTGCCATTATGCTCTAACACAAGAGATTGGGCGTAAGATTTTAGGTAAAGCAGTAAACTGTCAAGACTTTGAAGATGATGATATTGAGGGTATAGGACACGCAATTAACAACACATCTGCATTTAAGGGTAGAACATTTGATGTTCCAAAGGTAGTAACTACATGGCATAAGGTTTCTTCAGAAAAGCTATACGAAATACTTGAGAAGTTAGGCGGTGTAGAAAAGTTCCAAAACTACGAATATGTTTTTCCTAAAGAGTATGGATATGGTGAAAATGAAGAGGTTGATGCAGGACATATGAATGTAATTGACTACATCAATTCCCATGACCCATATGTTTTTCCAGGAGATATTAAACGAATGCAAATGGATATTAAAGGTTCATATTCGTTCCCAGAGTGGATGGTAGACATCGTAAGGGAATACAATAGACCTAACTCAACATTGGCAGCTAAAACAGCTAAATTGGGTAATATGACAATTGCTCAATACAATTCATTAATACACCAAGAAAGTATGGAAGGTAAAAAAACTATCAATGAATATTTTGAAGGTAATCCTGATGAAGTTTGTGATACCGAAAAAAAAATATATCATGATTGGGATAACGGTTCTGCTATAACTTTTGGTTATTTTCCAGTAAGTTTAGATGATGAGTATGAATTTATGTCATCAAAAAATAGTATGCATATAAACCTTGCTAATCTCGCAGCCCAAAAAGTAATTGGTAATTCTAATCTGTATTTTAGGCAAAGATATGGAAAAGATGGGGAAATAAAATTTAAAAACAAAGTTGGTGATGAATGCATGAGAAGGGCTTATTGCAAAGGTAGATATTGGACTTATCCAAAAAGTGAAATACCATACCCTTCATTAATTTCGTTTTGGGAATACCCATCATCCGAACAATTAAAAGAAATTTGTGATAGATTAAACATTGATGTTAATAATACTATATTCGTTCAAAATAGATTAAAACCAAGTCATAATATGACAGTAAAAGAGTATATTGATGGCTCTTATGAAAGTCATGAAGAAAAAACTGATTGGAATTTTAATAGCAAACTAATTAAATTTATTAAAGATTATCATGATGTGGACAATTCTTGGAGTGCTAGAAAAGAAAGAAATGGTTGGAAAACATTAGCACAAAGAAACGCTACGATATATCAAGAAGAAAAAAAACCTAAAGATACAATAAAAGAAAATAATATGAAAGAAAATAAATATCAGAAAGAGTTTTCAAACTACATTGAAATTATGAATGAGGCTCTTAAAAGAAACGATTTCAAAGCATACAATGTGGCTAAAAGCATGTTGGAGGAAACCATTGAAGATAGCAAGCAAGAAGAGGCATTGTTAGCTGAAATGAATACCAACAATTTCGGTATTCTAAACCACATTTTTGAGCAGCAGCTACCAACTCTTATCAAGAGCAACAAAAAGGCTGTCAAAAACGTTATAAAGACTATTAAAGAGGATAAGAACTTGCTAGGTCAGTTCAATTTCTATAATGTAGTTAAGAATCAGTACAAGGGAGATACTGCAAACTTGGTTGAAGCAAAGGAAGCTTTGGAAAAACTAGCAGAGATTTCTGTTAAAGGTATTGACCAGAAGACTGTTAAGGAATCAAACAAGAAACTTAGAAAGGTTATGCTTGAAAATAACGTAGTTCCAACTGAGTTTGTTGATGAAGAGAATAAACAGTTGTATGAATCTGGTCATGTTATTCTTACACGTAAAAAGACTACTGCAAACATGATACCTCTTATCGAGAGCTATCATAATGTATGTCAGTATATGGAGAATCACAAGAATGATGCTGTAAAGGAGAGTAAGAATCCAGATGAATTGATAAGAGAGTTTGAGGAAAAGTTGAAGAACAATCTTAATGAATCTGAGATTTCATTCGTTCAGCAGATTACTGATTTCAGAACTCCAATTGCAGAGCAGAGAAAAGAAAAACTTTTCAATAAGTTTAAGAATGAGTGTCTTGAAAAGATTAATGCAATGTTGAAGGAAGATGCTGAGAATTCTGGGTTAATTGATTTAAGTAAGCAGATAAATGAAATGACATTCGATAAGAATAACATCGTTAAAGACATTGCAAAGTTGCTTGAAATAAGAGATATATTAATGGATGATTAATTGTTATGAAAAATATTATAACTGAAGTAATAAATGATTATCTAAATAGTAAGTGCATGGTAAATGAAAATTTCTATTGGGGTGAGGGTGATGCTAGAGCTATGAGAAATTGCAAGCAAACTCTCACAGACGTTTATAACCGTATGTTGAAAAACGGTTTAACAAAAAACGTGTATGTGGTTCAACAGCTTGGGGATATAATAAACAGACTTGATAAGTTATCAAGATGAAAAAATGGCTGAGAAACGAATCTCAGCCATTTGTTTTGGGAACGATATACCTGTTGGCAGTAAGTACCAATAGTGTATAGATATACAAAAATGAGCAACCAAACACGGTTGCTCATTTTCATTATACCAATGTGTTCAACACTTGTATCTGTGATGACGGTATATTATCATAGGTAAAGACAGCAGTGGGATTTCTTTGGTCTCTGTATAACTTAAATAGTTTAATATTTGACACATCAACTTTGAGAATAACCATATCATTAAGATTACTTTGTACCATATCTTTGATTTCTGATATATTCTTTCCTAAATAAATACGTTCAGGAAAGTTTCCTTCAGACCTTGGAACTAATCCAATGGTCAATATTTTCTGTAATACGCTTTTGTTTGTTGCGTGATAAAATATCTCATTAGGTTTTTGATGATATACCTCACTGAATTTTGCTTCTAATATTATTGAGAAAGATGTCAATTGTGGATTCTTGCCTAAGAAGTCATACAAACTAATTTCTTTACCTCTTTTGGTAGTACAAATAAACTCACCATTAAAATTGAAAAAACGATATGGTATATATCCGTTGTTTACCATTTGTTCTAAATCAATATGGCTCGTAAACCATCCCAACAGATTGTTTGCAGTTTTAATAATTTCAGTGAAATTGCTAATATTGTTAGAATCTAACTTAATACCAACGAAATCATTATACTGTGGGTCATTTCCTTTTCCTCGTTTCATATAAGGGTTATATTTCAATGAAACTATTTTGAGGATGTTTGGAAACTTTTTCTGCATATATGATTTGCATACATCCATATTATATGATTTCAATTTTCATATAAATATCAATTTTGCTGCGAAATTACAGATATTTATCGAATAAAACAAAATCTATCTGATATTTATTAGAAAAATACGTATTAAAATGATTAATGAAATAGGAAATACACCAAAGTATCAAAAACTTCTTGGTAGGCTTCAAGCAAGGAAAAATAACAAACAAGAAGGTAATTCAGACAGAGATATAGAAAATTATGCTAAAAAGCATTGGACTGATTGTAAAGGTAAAAGAGCTTATGGTACTGACCTTGAGAAATCATATAATGATGGGTATGATGAGGAATACTACAATATTATGAAACCTCGTTATGATAGCATATGTAATTCAATTGAGAAATATAAGCAACGTAAAAATGAATCAAAAACTATGAATAATAAATTAATTAGATTGACAGAATCAGACCTCCATAGAATTGTGAAGGAATCTGTTAATAGGATATTAATAGAGACTAGTGGTGGTTATAATCAGTTCTCCGATATGGATTTTGCTAGTGATGGAGACCCATATGGTTTTTTCGATGATGAAGATGCGGATGAAAACGAGCTTCTTAATCTTTCAGGCCTATACAAGTTGAATGGTAGGAATTCATTGGTCACAGATAATGGCTCAAACTCCTACATTTCATATGGTGGAAAACGTATAGAAGGCTTAAAAGCCGTTGATGTTCTTGAAAGAGTAAAAGACATTTTGAGAACCAAAAAACAATATGAAGACAGTGACAAAGCAAAAACATTAGCGAAAGTTTTGCTTGGGTCAAATAATATATAATTACCAAAATACATATAGAATATGGATAGAATCAATGAAATAGGTGATACCAAGAAAGGTCAAGAAATGCTTGGTAGAACAGCAGAGAGGGCATATCAACGTGCCCAACGTACAAGTGGTGCTGATAAAAATAGATATATGAGAACATATAACGATACCTATAAAACTGGTGGCAAATCCTCCAATAAACATCTTGGTGGTAGTAGAGAACATTTTGATAATGGTAGGGATTATGAGTACGAGAAATGGGCAGATGAACATAATGGAAATGTAGCAGAATCAAAAACTATGAATAAGAAACTTATAAGATTGACAGAAAGCGACCTTCACAAGATTGTGAAAGAATCTGTGAAGAGAATAATGAAGGAAGTGGCATTAAAAGGGAAAAGTGGCAAAACGTATAGTCTTCACGGAAATGATGAAGAGTCTTGGGATATAATGACTAACCTTAGACAAAATCAAAAAGGTGGTCACGGAGTAACACAATACAACACCTCAAGAAACACAAAAAATGCTGAAGAAATGGATGCAAAGAACCACCCAAATCGTAGGAGTTTAAATAATGCTAATCGTGTAAAGGCATCACTAAAACGAACATCTGATGCAAGCAAAGATATAATGGCTGCTAATGAATCTAAACTAAGTAGAATAGTGAAAGAGTCTGTGAATAGAATATTGAAAGAATCAGAAACGGATTATCAAACCTATCCTCATATCCGAGATAATGGAACAAAAGTAATTGTGATGGCGCATTTCATTGACTACACTTTCAGTTTTGAAGATAAGAAACTTGGTGAATTCGATAGCATTGAAGAAGCAAAAAGATTTGTATTAGAAATTGTAAATAACAATGAATATATTAAGGATTTGGCTGATGAAGTGTATAGTAATATGGATGAAAATGATGAAACAAGAATTGACAGAATTATACTAAACATATATCAAGATTATGGTGATAGAGGGTTATATGCAATAGGGAATGGTATAAGTGTAACACCAGAATACTAAAACAGAAATTGTAATAGAGCAATCATAACAGTGGTTGCTCTTTCTTTATGCCACTTCATTACGTGTGTACCAAGTTCATAAAATGAAAATGCTTACAAAGCTATATGGTAAAAAATGGATACAAAAAAAATCTGCAAGATTTCTGAAAGTCTTGCAGATTCGTGCATATTTATTCAAAATGGGACGTTACTGCCAACATGTATATCGTTCCCTTTGTTTTTATGATAATATATTATTAGGTTGCGCAAATATACGAAAAATAATTCATTTGACCAAATATTTTAAATGTTTTTAGCACTATTTATTGATAAAATATAAATTATGCTAATACAGCCAAAACCATATATGGATAAATTGAAACTCAGACACCATGCATTTGGTGTTGAGCGCAGACGTAATATGTCAAAAATGATATTGGAAAAAGGAACTCCATTTCCCTTACCAATTGAATATTCTGACATAGACAATGCTATGTTTAAGTGGGTGGAAGAACACATACAGATAACGTATGATGGAAAAAGACTTCCTACATATAAACTATACAGTACGCAAAGACTTAGTGAATATTTGCAAGAGTGGGATAAGCAAGATGAAACAGGCAATCCTATAATCAATTTCCTAACCATCACTCGTGACAACAATCCACAGAAAGGCGAGAGTCAAGGAAACTATTTCAATATTCCAGGCCATAAGGATTTTGCTATGTGGTATGTACCAGTATTACAAGAAAATGGTACTGAAGCATTTGATAAATATACGATGAAGCAACCATTCCAAGTTAATTTCATATACTCTGTTTCAATTGTTGCAAACAAAATGGAAATTATAAATGAAATGAATGAGCTGATGCACTATGAGTTCAGCGCAATAGACTGTTACATTTCGCCTAATGACCATCCAATGTCAATGACGCTTGAAGATGTGTCTGATAACTCTGAATATGCAATTGATGACCGTAAGTATTATTCTCAGACTTATAAAATAAAAGTTAGGGGATATATAATACGAAAAGAAGATTATAAAGTAGAAAGAATCCCATCTAGATTCTTATTGCCTTGGCGTGATTCTGATGCAACTGGTATCATTCATCGTAGAGGTAAGAACAGAAGGGATGAAGATAAAGTTACATTTATGACGTTCAAACCAGATGAGGAACAGAAATTCAAAATTGAGTCATTAGTGAATGATGATGAGAACTGCCCAGTACCAGATATGATACCAACAGACAAACCTTCAGAAATATTTGAAGAAACGAGTGACGCTGACGATTGCTGCGAAAAGAAACCTGACAGATATTATAACAAAATAATGAAGGTTATAATGAATTTCGATTGTGTTCTTGAACTAGAATTTGAAATAGACAAAGATATGGTTCTTGAATCAGTAGAAACAAAAAATGTATTCGATTTCAAATTGTTGGTGAACGGTGAGTTAATGAATTTGGAAAATGAGATAAAATTCATTAATGGCGATAATATAATGGTTAGAATCAGTAGGGATGACATTGAAGCACCATCTGAGGTAACGTTGATTGGATACGACCCAGAGGTTGCAATTGATAGCGTATTGCCTGAACTATATATAGATGAGCCAATTGATGAAGAACATATTTTGATTAACCCTAGAGAAGAAATTGAAAATGAATGATATTTATTATTATGATTGTTGCAAAATTAGGGAAAAATGGAAGATAACCAAATAAATGGGCAGAAAATTAGTAAAGAAGCATATTGTCCTAATTCATTTTTTGATAATGGTACTATAAGCATAGGTGAATTCAAGACGTTGGACGATGCTATGAACTTTCCAATAAAGGAGATTTGGCGTATCAATAGAACTGAAGATAATAAGTTCCAATCATATAAATCACAAGGGTCTAGACTTCTAATTATATGCAGTTGGAATAGAAGCATCCAAGACTCTTTGAAATTTGTGGTGGCAGTGATTCACAAGGATAAAGTTGGTAAGGTTTACTATTGGGATATGAATGATTTACCTTTATATCCAGAAGAGAGAAAGAGCCAATATGAAGGTAGTCTTGGTGACGATGCAACATACACATTATATCAAATAGCAAATAACAGATTAAATTGTGATACAAATATGAATAAGAAATTAATTAGATTAACGGAACAAGACCTTCATAGAATTGTGAAAGAGTCGGTAAATAAGTTACTGAATGAAATAGAAGATTGGCAAGAAAAATACTTATCCCAAAATTCAAGCCCTTTATGCGATTTTGTTGTTAACAAAGGCAATAAAGATATTCATTATGTAGGTTTACCAAAAACGAAATATACTCAAAATGATTTTAATGTTCTTTCCAATGATTGGGATGCACTTACTAATGCTTTTAAAAAAAATAGAGATATTTGGTATATAACCAATGAAGAACTTTTTTCCAACCTTTCTAGTGATGTTTTCCCACACGATAGATTTTATTGGATTGCTCTAACTAAGAATGGACAAATGTTTAAAATAGGATAATTAAGCAGTCATTAGGTCAACCCTAATTTCAGACCACTTACGAACAAGTCCAATTGACTTGTCAAACATATGGGCGAATCTTTCTGATTCGCTCATTTTTATTTAATACCGTCTATTGATTTTTATCAAAAAATTGTTATATTTTATATGTACTAAACAATATAACAAATGAAGCGTTTAAATAAGGAATATAAATTAGATGTATGTAACCATGTCGTTGTCAAATATGGTAGTATCAACAAAGACAATCCACAAGTAGTTTATGTAAGTGGAAGGTGCTGGGTATCTCCACAAATGAATATGGATTATGACGATGTGATATATCACATTGAGAAGGAAATGAGAAAAAACATAAAACTATTTCTCATGGATGGTGTTAATTTCGATAAGAAGTTTATATTGGATTTTGACATCAACACAGATAACTTTGGAATAGGCGATAAAAAATTCCTATCATTTGATTTTTATCTGAGACAGAACGAAGCCAACAAAAAATCTCTCAAAGACCTAAAAAATATCCTCAATGGTAAAATAAGTACTGTTGTTAACAATCTAGTGTATCTTTTTAAGGAAAATGATTTTACTATTGAGAAACGAAAGTAAGTCATCTTGATATTTATTATAAAATTATAGTAATATGAAAAAGATTATAAGACTTACTGAATCTGACTTGCATAGAATAATAGAATGGTCGGTTAAAAGAATATTAAGAGAAGGTGTATTGGGAAACGACTGGCATCAAGACGAAGACGATGTATTAAACAACTACGAGCCATTTGAAGACCAGATTGATAGATATGAAGCTGAAACTGAATTCAGAAATCAACATGACTGGGGTGCTCAAGGTGAAGAGGACATTGACCCAACGCATTATGACCAACATAGTGATGTGATTGGTTGGAACGATGACGAAGCAGAGGGGTATGAGGAAGACCCTGATTGGTATAGGGATGATGTGAATCCTATTAATGATAGCCCATCAGACGGTGACTTATATCGTGGTATGTGGTAAAAATAAAAGCGAGACTTAATCGGTCTCGCTTATTTTGTTTAATAGTATTTCATTATTTCCATTTATATCTTCTATGAATAAAGAATCATCGTAAATATGTTCAAATAGTTCATTTAATCTATTAGCAGAATGAAGTTTGTTAAAAATGTAGATTATTTTCACACCATTCTTTTTGCATTGGTTAAACTTAAGTTTGTCACGATAAACTTTATCCTCGAATTTATCACTTCTATTCATTAAAGAATCATCCCTCTCAATAATATGCTGTTCTCCTTGACATTCTATTGCTATATTGTATTTTGGTAGATAAAAGTCTATTGGCATTTTGGTTTTATTTGTTAGCCAATCAAATGTTTTTTCTCTTTCATATTCAAGACCTAATTTATCTAATATTAGTTTAGTTTGCTTTTCTAAGTGACTCTCTTTACAAAATGGGCATCCATCTAATCTATTTATCATCTTATCTGGGCGCAAACTAAATTCTCCGTGTATCGGACAAGTTAACTTAACTTTAGTCTTATTATTGATATAACTTACTTGAGATATATCATATAGTGGCTTATAATTCGTTTCTAGAAAATTTTGGAATTTTTTAGCTTGAATTTCATTAATTTTTCTATTTCTTTCTTCTCTATAACACTTTTTACATCCATGCTTTTGTTGTGATAATCTATGAGGTGTTGTTTTCCATTCATCATTGTGTATGGTACATTTAACTGTTATTTCACTATCATTATCGCCAAGATATTCATTTATTAGTTCAATATTTGGATGTTTTTTATGTATAGCCTCTTTTAACGTTTCTGTTGTATATTTTTCAGGAAATTTACTCATATTGCAAATATATAGAAAAATATTAAGAATTCAAAATATTTTTGATTTTATTTATCTTTTCGTTAATAGGTGTTTTAAATTTTTTTGTTTCGTCATTTTCAATCCAAAGACCCATTTCTTCCTCGCCATTCATTGAAATAAAAGCATTTGGGGTGGAAGGCTCACTGACAACATCCCAACATATTAATTCAAAGTCATCACCAACAATGTATTGACCTAGTTTTTGCTCTACTGACCCAACACCTCTTGATGACACACCTATTTTATATCCATTGATGAGAAGGTTCGCCATCTGGTCTCCACGTGTTGTCACCATACCATATTTTCTGAAACCATATGATGTGTTAATTTCTAGTTTTCCGACAAGTGTTCTTCCTTCCCAGTGTAATTCTACTATGTTTATTGCAATTCTATCTAGGTCAATGGTACTTTCTGCTGGGTGATTTAATTCGCCCAATGCCCTTCTTTCGTCAATTTTCTGCTGATATAATTCAACTTGTTTTTTTAACACTTCCTCTGGATATATTCTACCATTAGCATTTTTAATACCGAATTTTTGAAAAACAGCGTCTACGACAAATGGGTATGGGATATTCCATTCACCGTTTTCTATACCTTCCCTAATCATTTGGTTTTCTTTTGTGTTTTTCAAAAACATAAATCCATCGTTTTCAATTAGAATACCATGACCAGTTTTACCCTCTTTAATTATATCTAATTCATTTTTTTCCATTTTTATTAATTTTTATTATAAATATTTACTACAAATCAAATATTTATAATATACAAAGCATAATTACAACGAATTAAGAAACATTAAGTAATATTTTTTGTAATTATGTAATATTTATAATTAAAATAATGTATTAAATCTATTTTCTAAATGAATAAAAATATTAGAAGCAAAGTAGTGAAAGAATCTTTATTGGATTACAATACACTCGCTAATTCTTTGA